TTACCACGAAATAACCTATATTGGTCTTGGTAGTGCAACATGGACATGTAATTATGAATATCCGGATAGAACAACAGTAATACCTTCATTTGCATCAGGTAATGGAAATCCTCAAGCTGTTCATCCAAATACAACATCTGGTGGAAATTTAGCTGAAAATACATATCATAGTATACCAACATCAGGTTATAGATTCTTTTACCATCAGTGTACTGCAAATTATAGTAGCTTTAATGATAATGGACAAGCAAGAATGGGAGATGCCGCAAATTATCTCAGTTCAGGTGATAATGCAGTAAGATTTAATGTAAAAGCAACATTAAATGGAACAGACTATACTGTACAATCAGCTGAATATGATGTTGATATGATAGCACAAAGAGGGTTCTTCGCACCATAAGGATAAATAATATGTTTTTTAAAAAGGATAAAGAAATGAATATTGAACAATTAAAAGAAACACTAAAAATTGATGAAGGAGTAGTTTATGAAATATATAATGACCATCTTGGTTATCCTACATTCGGCATTGGCCATCTTGTCATTGAAGGAGACCCAGAACTGGGGGCTCCGGTTGGCACTCCTGTCTCAGAGGAACGTGTTAATGAGTGCTTTGAAAAAGATGTAAAAACAGTTATAGAAGATTGTAAAAAATTACATGATGGTTGGGATGGTTACCCAGAAGAGGTAAAACAAATCATTGCAAACATGATGTTTAATATGGGACTCACGCGCTTGAGTAAGTTTAAACGCCATAATGCAGCGCTGCAGAGTGGTGACTGGAAGGAGGCTGCTGTAGAAGGCAGAGATTCAAGATGGTACAAGCAAGTGACAAACAGAGCCGAGAGGCTAATGAAAAGACTCGAGGAGATATAAAGACCAATAAAGGTTGGTTTTGGTGTCATGAGAGAAAAGACTTTTTCCGTTGGGAAGAGTTTATTAATTATTATAAATAATGGAGGAATTATGTTTAATTGGTTAAAGAAACTTTTCGTAGGTGAAGAGAAACCAGCAAGTGGAGTGAGAGCTAGAAACTCAAAAGGTCACTATGTTGCTGATGATAAATCAACACCTAACGTGAATGAAGCTTATGTCGATGGTAAAACACCAAAGCGTAAACCAAGACGAAAACCTGCCGCTAAGAAAGCTGCGCCTAAAAAGGCTCCAGCCAAAAGAGGCAGACCAAAAAAAGCTACAAAATAACTAATAGTTATATATAATTATTATTCAAAGGCTCTGTATTCAGGGCCTTTTTGTTATAAATAGATACATAAAAATAATATTATAGGAATTTAAAATGGCAAGTACAATTAAATTATTAGGACCTGAGGTCAATTTAGCGTCAGCTACAAATGTAAGTTTTGCAAAAGTTGTAAGAGTATTAAACAATAAAACATCAGTTCAACTTATTACTCGAGCAAGCTCAGGTGGAGAAGTTTTAGGAACTGTTACATTGGCAGCAGGCGAAGTGGCTTATATAGAAAAGGCACCTTCAGATACATTATTAGGTGTTGCAACTTCATTAGCAGTTGGTGTTGCATATAGTAACTAGTGGAAGAAGCTTTAGTTATATTACAAGATTTAGGATTACCTATTGCGGGTGCTCTTGCAATGGGTTATTTTATATTCATAATAATAAAACAAATATTTGAAGGAATAGTTGATGATATAGGCACACTTACTATGTTCTGTGAATCTCTAGAGAATAGAGCACGGACAATGAGTAATGAAATGATAAAAATAGATTTATTAGTAAGTAGTGCATTAGAATTAAGACCTGACATTGAAAGAATTGCAAGAGCAGAAAATTTCATTGAAGATGGCAAACTTGATGTAAGAAGAGATTAGTATGGAAGAAATGGGTACAGTGGCTCAGTTGGTGGCCGATTATGGTTTTCCAACAGTCATGGTGATAGGATTAGGTTATTTTGTTTATTTCGTTTATAATTTTATAAGTGAAAATATAGACCCAGCAATTGAGAAAATGCATTTTCAGTTAATAAAAGTGATTGACCAAATGAGAATGCTTGACCAGGATTTAATAAGGTTACAACAAAAGGTCGATACTGTTTTGGAGTACAAAGAGAATGAACAAAAAAGACAAGTTAAAAGAAAAGGTAGAAATAATAACTCTAGTTAGTATTTTCTTAATATCAATATTGGCTGTATCGCCAAACGTGCAAGCATCTCCGATTGTACATGAATTTAAAAATCCATCATTCAGTGGAGTAGGTACTGGTGCACATTACCTTACCATTGAAAATCAAGAACATAGCAGAAAGAAAGCCATAGAAGAAGCTTTGGAATCTGCAGCAAAAGCAGCTCAAAGAGAAGCTGAAAACACAACACTCGCAAAGTTTATTCGAAACTTAGAAAGTAGAATCTATGCACAATTATCTAAGCAATTAGTAGAATCAATGTTCAGTAATGATACTGCATCAAACTTTGGTTCATTCGCACTTGAAGGAAGTATTATAACATGGGAAGTTATAACCAATGCAGACGGAACTGATGTTATAAAAATGACTATTGTTGATACTGAAGGTACAACAACAATTATAGAAATACCTGTAGGAACAGGTAACTTTGGCCAAGACCCAGATACTGGCACTGGAGATGGTGGTGGTTAAATACCTTTTAACTGCAATATTACTATTACAAGGTTGCGCACAAATGCCTCAATGGTCTGAGGGCCCAGCTAGCTGTGAATACGGAGAAGGTAAATATGCCCAAGGATGGAATACTGACTTTGATTCTGATGGTATAATAAACGATGATTTATCTAGTATAGTTAGACAAGGTTACACTGGTACACGTAAATATATTGAAACAAAGCAAATATGCGTAGAAAAAGCTGAAGTAGTTAGATTACCTTCTTATCTAGAATTATTGCAGTTACCTCCTGCAAAAGAAATGCCAGTGGTTGCAGTATATCAATTCACAGACAAAACAGGTCAAAGAAAAGCACGACCAGGAATTGCAGATTTTTCAACAGCCGTAACTCAAGGTGGAGTTGAAATGACTATTGATGCTTTAAAAACTGCAGGTCAGGGAACATGGTTTCGTGTTGTTGAAAGAAATGGTATAGACCATTTAGTAAGAGAACGACAAATCATTAGAAGTGCAAGACAAGATGTTGCTAAAAAGCAAGGTCAAGAAAAATATCAAGAATTGAATCCACTTTTATTCGCAGGAATAATTATTGAAGGTGGAATAATTGGTTATGATACTGACATTAAAACTGGAGGTCGAGGCGCAAGAACTCTTGGTATTGGTGTAAGTAGACAATATCGACAAGATGTTGTTACAATAAGTATGAGAGCCGTATCGGTTCTAACAGGTGAAGTTTTATTAAATGTTCAAACGAGAAAGACATTACTGAGTTATGGCTCAGGAGGAGACGTTTTCCGGTTTATAGAGCAGGGAACTCAATTAATCGAGTTTGAAGATGGAGTGGGAAATAATGAGTCGGTGACATATGCAGTGCGAACAGCCATTGAGGCTGGAGTACTGGAATTAATCTACCAAGGCCACACACGTGGTTATTGGGAAATCGAGGGGTATAACGAAAATGAATAAACTATATAGTGTGGTCCTAGCTGGACTATTAGTGTCGACTGGATTCGTTTTTGCACAAGCCACTGATGATAACGAAGTTAATATAACACAATCTGGTGATACACTCAGTTTGTATATAGACCAATTAGGGTTTGGTAACAAAATAGGCGGTGATGATTTTTCATCAAGTAGCTCAGCTATGTCTATTACAGGTTCCAGTTTAAACTTTGATTTGGACTTCACAGGGAACCAAAACATTTTATTTGGACCAGTTGTAGCAGATAGCTCAACTTATAAGCTTGACTTTACAGGTGATTCAAACGAAATAGATTGGAACATTGGATATATCGGAAGTGCTGATAGTTCAGACATTAACTTTGATGTAACAGGAAGTAGTAATACTTTTGACTTAGACCAAGGTTATGTTTACAGTGCAGAAAGATTGGATGCGGATTTAATACTCATTGGTAGCAACAACATCTTTGATGTTGACTGGGAGAGTGATGACGTTGTATGGAATTGGGACATAACCGGTAGTTCTAATAACATCAATACATTACAATCTGATGGTGCTAATGAAATGACCGTTGAATTAAATGGTGATAGTGCTGATATTGATATTAATCAAATATCTGGTACATGTGCAGGTAACGATGCTGCATGTACATCACCAAATGCAATAATAACTTTGGATATTACAAGTGACAATGCAACAATTCAAATCAATCAAAAAGATTCATCTAGCGATTCTTAATTTGTTATTCATCGGTGGGGTCTTAGCTGACCCCATCGGCGAAGTGATAGAGCAGACCGGTTCAGGTCAAATCATAAGAGATAAAGAAGAGATTGTAGTATCAGGTTCTTATTTACCTGAGGTAGAACTTAACGATATCGCAGAAACCGCAAACGGTAAAATGAAGATTGAGTTTTTGGATAAGGCTCAATTGGATTTAAAAGAACATTCAGAGGTATTAATAGACGAAATATATTATGACCCTGACCCATCATTATCCAAAATGTCAATGAAATTTACAATGGGAACAGCAAGATTTGCTTCAGGTTCTCTTGGATTAATTAATAAAGCAAACATTGATATACAAACACCCACAGCCACAATTGGTATTCGTGGAACAGATTTTACAACAACCATTGATGAATTAGGTAGAAGCTTAATTGTTTTACTACCTGACCAATATGGTAATCCATCAGGTGAAATAACAGTCACAAATTTAGGTGGTACAATTACTTTAAACCAAGCTTATCAAGCAACAATGGTATCGTCACTTGATACAATACCAACTAATCCTATACAAATACAAGGTATTACTCCATCAATGATTGATAATATGTTTATTGTCAATCCTCCACAAGAGGTAAAGCAAGCAATAGAGGAACAAGTACAAGATGATTTAGATGATGACCAAGGAATACTTGATATTGATTACCTAGAATATAATGAATTGGAAAAAGACATAGAAGATTATTTGGACGAAGATTACGATGCAAGAGATAGATTAAATTACGATGCATTGGCTGGTGATTTTTTACCTGACCTTTTAGATGTAGTAGAAGAATTGGTTCGAACAACATCTGCATTAGAAGATGCACAAAAAGGTGGAGATACAATTGGTGGTTGGACATTAAAAGGTGCTACATTTGGATTAAATAAAGATTCACAATACAATGTTTTTGAAGAAGATGGTAATTTAATTTTATATAGAACAGTTAATGGTGTTATAAATATAACTATAGCATCTGGTGGTAACGGATTTGTTGATACAAGTGTGGAGGGTTACCAAGGGATAATAACATTTGGAAGCGGAGAAGGAATTGAAATTTTTATCAATCAATCAAATTAAA